TTTCTTTTATCTTCTGGTTGTTCTAAATATTTGTCTAAAATTTTAATTGATTGATTTCTAAATTCTTGTACTGTTGCAACTGGAACAATTACCATTCTTGTTGCATCTACACCACGAGATACAATCATTTCTTTTGATATCGCACTTTCAGATTCAAAATATATTACTCCCGCTTCTTTATCTTTATCTAAGAAGTTTTTACAAATTCCTAAAGCAAAAAATGTTTTACCTGTTGCCGCTTCACCTGCGATTGCTGTAATTTTGTTTCCAGGAAGACCTCCGTAAATACTACCTGATAATAATGCATTAAAAGAATACGAACCTGTATCTATAAAATTTGTTACGTCTGCACTGTCAACACCATCACTTACTAATGTTGCATATTCGTTACCTACGTCTTTAATTATGTCTTTGAGAAAGTTGCTCATATTCTAAATGTTCCTTTTCACTATAAATTAATATATATTTAATACTTTCATTATACAACATTTCCTTTAAACTGTCAAGTTCTTTTGGAAAGAAGTTAGGCGATATTAAATAGTTGGGGTTGTTGAGTTTGTTGATTATTACTATTTGCATAATTTCTCATTGTATCTTTTTTAAGTCTTATTGGTTTCAATTCAGTTTCTCTATTAAGGAACTTATAGTCTAATTTAACTACATCAAAATCTGCTTGTAGTTTATCTGCAATCTTATACGGGTCAAATTCTGAACAACTGTAAACGTCAAACTGCATAATACCAGGATCTGTCTCGTCCCATACGTGCATTGCGATATGACTTGTTTCAATAACGGCCACTCCAGTAATACCTCTGTTGCCTTCTGTATTACAATACTTAACATACGGACCCATTAAAACTTTCATGTCTATGAAAGTAATAAAATCTTTCAACCATTGCGTTAGTTGTTCTTCGTTCTTTGGTGGGTTTTTCACTTCGGCTCTAATAATTAAATGTTTGTGTATTAAAAGTTTATTCTGTTCCATCTCTCTAAAAATTTTAAAATTAACTCCTCACGTTCACATCAATATATATAAAGTTATTTATATAAATTTATTTCTTTAAAGCAATAATTCCTACAAAATTAAAGTTCTGCCAAAAGACGTGTGTTTTAAACCCGGCATTATGACACATGTCAAAAATTTCTGATTTAGTATTAGGTTTCATCATATGTCTTAATTGTACTTCTTTATCTAGTATTTCTTTTTCAGTAAAATTTTTTCTCTTATAGTCATAGAACATAAAGGTCATCATATCTTGTACTTGAGGATCACAACTAAAAGTTTTTTCAGAAAAAATAAATGCACCACCATAGTTCAATCCTTTATATATCCTATTGATTGTATCTTCTCTATCTTTAGGTGGCATAAACTGTAAAGTAAAGATTGACGTTACTAAACTACAATTATTAAATTCATATTTTCTAACATCATCAGTAAAATAAGATAGTTCTGGATACTTAATCTTATCCTTATCATAGTGTTTAAAGAAATCTTCTTCTATTTCTATACCTACATAGTTTGCTTTTGGTATATGTTTTTTATTTTGTTCTATCATTGATTTTAATAACTTACCTGTTGAACAGCCTACATCAACAATGTTTGTGTTATCTTCAACAAAATACTTTGACATTGACAATACATCACCCCAAAGATTATTATAACCTCTTACTGACGTTTCAATATGATTATCAAAACCTTCTTCCGATGTCGCAAATGTAAATTTAGTCATTACTTAACTCCTTATATGGTTTCAATACTTTATTATATACGGACTCAGCCAAAGCCTTCATCATAAGAGGAGGTACCATACGACCCATTCTTTCTGATTGCTTTTTATGTTCTCCTGTTAATATAAAATCTTCAGGTAAAGACATAATTCTTTTTAATTCTTTAATTGTAAACTTTCTATCTTCTAAAGGATGGCACACACCAGCAATTCCAGCTTGATTACCTAACGCTGTAATAGTAGGACAAGGTTGTCTTAAACTTGTTCTCTTTAAATTAAAGTGATGTCCTTTATCGTGATAATCCATACCTGTTAAAACTTTATCAGGATTTTTTGGCATTTTTGCTAATGTAATCCCAACTGTCTTTGGAGGTCTTAATCCTTTTAACAAATATTCTAGTTCTTCTTTATCTTCATTTACAATATCACCTATTGCTTCGTTTAAAGTACATCTTGTTTGACTTGGTTCAGGATATAATTGAGACATTGTTAAAAAATTAATTCCAACTTTTTCAGCAACATCTTCTCTTACTCCAATAAAAAATGTTCTTCTACGAGATTGTGGTACACCAAAGTAACTTGCGTCTAATACATCTGCAACTACAAGATAACCCATTTGTTCAAAAGTATTTTGTATTTTATGAAAATAATTTTTAGCTTCACCCATTGTTAAACCTTCAACATTTTCTCCTATAATAACTTTTGGTTTAATTTCTTTTGCAACTCTTAAAAATTCAAAAAATAAATCTTCAACGTTTTCTACACCTTTAATATCTGAATACTGTTTCTTTTTACCAAACGCATTGGCATGTGTATTACCTTCACCATGAGATACAGAACCTGCCATACTAAAAGCAGAACATGGAGGAGAACCATCTAGTATATCTAGTTCACCTGGTTTTAAATTTATTTTTTCTAAAAAATCTTTACCTGTTAATTTTTTAATATCGTCAGGTATAATAATAGTAGTAGGATAATTTGTATTATATGTTTTTCTTGCTTCTTCTACAAACTCGTTAACAGCAAGTATCTTACCTCCTGCCAAACGATAACCAGTAGAAGAACCTCCACCCCCAGCAAAAGTAGATACAACATTAAATAATGATTTCTTTTCACCATTAAGAACATCTTTTAAATAATACTTTTCAAATTTCATAACTTATTATATCATACTTTCTAATAAAAATCAATACTTTACGCAAAAAAACTTTCTAAGGATGCTTGTTTTTCATAGTGCCATCCAATTGAATTAAGAATAAAATTGATAGGGTCAATAAAAGTTTTTTCAAATTGAACATCATAATCAACATACTCTTTTAGTTTAAACTCTTTTGGTAATGTTGTTAGATAACTTATTACATTAAACTTAAATGGATTTGGTTCTTTTAATAATAAAAACTTAATCTTATCACCCTCTTTAATTAATGGATACTTTTGTGTAAGTTTATTAATCTTTAAGTAATGATTATATAACAACGCACCTTTAACGTGTATTGGTGTTCCTTTAATGAATATGTCTGATGAATGAGAATACTTGTTTATATTATTACATGATCTAGGAAATGATACAACTTCTGGTTCATGTTTAGAAAATTCTTCTCTAAACTTAGCAACAAAACTTATTAATGTATCTTCATCTTTATTCATTATGATCTTAATAACTTCTCTAATCTTACCTCTACATATTTCAGGAGTTGAAGATCGTATCGCCTCTATACCCATGATCTTTAATTTAGGTTCATCAAATGTAATACCTTCTTCATCTAATACGTTTAAAATATATCTTTTTTTTGCTGTCCAGATACCTTTATTAGCGATTACTTCTCGTTTCATCTTCATACGTTGTTCAAAAGCATTTGTATAATCTGCTAGTTCAATAAAACATTTTTCAATAAATGGTTCAATTCTAGTTCTCACAACTTTATCTAAAAATTTTAATATCTGAGCATTTGTTTTATCTTTACATACATGTTGTACTAACTTGTCTAAACAAAGATAAACTGAATCTGTATCTGACGCTACGATATAATCTACTTCATCATGGGATTGTAATATATTGTTTATATAAGAATTAAGTTTCTTTTCAATATAACGAATTATAAATTGACCTGATGTTGTAATAGCAGTTGCTTGTCTTACATCATAATATCTAAAGTATTCATTACCAATCGCACCATAAGCACTATTCAAAGCAATCTTTTTAGCCCACTGTATATTATGAAAACGAGCAATTAACTTTGATAACTTTTTATCTTTTGTTTTTTGATATTCTACTTTTGCTTCCATCATTTTTTCACGATAGATAACTCGTTCTTTATACATCTTATCTAATAGTCTTGGCAAAAATCCTGCGTTATCATTTTTAAATAACGCACCATTTGGAGTTATACATGCGCCTTCTGTCTTTAGATAATCAAGTGGAGTTGTATGATCTAATAATTTATTAACATTGATTCCATCTGACTTAACTCCAATAATCTTTTCTGGCGAAATATTAAATTGCATTATAATATGTGGATAAAGACTGTTAATATCGAAACTGACAACCCATTTATGTAAACCTACAATAGGTTCTTTTACATAAGCACCTTCATACTTTTCATCTTTTATATTTTCTTCTTTTGGTGGTATTACTATATTTTCATTTCTTAAAAAGTTATAGATCAATGTATCCCACATTCTTACTTGACTGAATACATCATTGTAATTTACTTTAGCATCATACGCCATAGTTAAAACTAATTCAATAAGACCCAACTTATCTTCTAACTTGTCAACAATCTCAACGTCTTGAATATTGTAATCTACAAATGATTGAAAATCTTTTGTATACCATTCAACAAATGTTTCATAAGGATTATCATTCTTTGCTTCACCCAATTCTACTTTACCAATATAATTTAATCTATAACTTTCTTGTTTAACTGGTATAAACTTTTTGTACAAATCTAAGTAATCTAACATTGTAATACCAAATAGATTATAAGTTGTTTGTTGTCTACCTTGAATTGTAAGTACTTCACGTTCAATTAGATTCCATGGTGATAGTCTATTAATTATTTTATCGCCTACTATATGTCTTATTCTATTGATTAAATAAGGTAGATCAAAGAATTTTGTATTCCAACCAGTAATGATATCTGGATAGTTCTTTAACCAAAACTCCATAAACTGTCTTATGAGTTCTTTTTCAGATTTACATCTTATATAAGTTACGTCTGTTCGATCTGTTTTATAATCACCTACGCCCCAAGTAATAATTTGTTTATTTGATTGATTTTTAACTGTGATACAAAGTATTTCTTCTATAGGATTTTCTACATCAGGGAATCCATTTTCGCAGGCTGTCTCTATATCTAATGTAAAGATTTTAATAAACTCTTTATGCCATTCTAAATCATTTCTATAATTATCTGAGATATATTGATATTGATATTTTTCCATACCATATATCGGTGTATTATCAGTTGCAACATTTCTTCTAAAATCTCTTGCATCTGAAATAGAATTAAATTTAATAGGGGTTACATAAGAACCTTGAAGTGTTTTAAATTCACTTTGTTTTTGAGATAAAGAATAAAGGGTTGGTTTAAAATCTAATCGTTCTTTATATTCTTTACCATTAAGTATGCCTCTAACAAGAAGTTTACCTCTGTGTTCTATAACCGATTTGTAAAAGTTCATTATCTAATATCTTCATCTAACAAGTGTACAATTAATCCGTCATGTTCTTTTCTTAATCTAACTTGACATGCTAATCTACTTAATCCTTTTTTATATTGATTATCAAACTCTAATAATTCTATCTCGGCCATATTATTATTTGCTGGTTCAATTTTATCAATCCAACGAACATCTATTATAACATGACATGTACC